GCGAGGCGCGCATCGCGCCGCCAGCCACCGTCAGCGGCGTTCCCACCGGAATCGTGTAAGCAAAGCCGGTATTCCAGCGCGCGGCGTTGGTTTCAATCGTCGTGACCGGCACCTGGCGCTGCACGGTATTGGTCACCACCTCGTCGGGCTGCAGGCCGTAATAAAAATTCGTGTAAACGACCACGGCGGTTTGCCAAACCATCGCCGTGTTGGTAGACACATTCGATGGCGTCCAAACCAGTCCGGAGAACTCGATGCGGTTCACGTCCATATCGAGAGCCACTGTCAGCTCCGTCATCTGCGCCGAGGCGCTCAGACCGGCCAGCGCGATCAAGACCATCATCATTATTTTTTTCATACCGATTTCCTATGGTTATGGTGCGACGAATTGAAGTCCGTTGGTCGAGCAGACGATCTTCCAGCCGTTGGTAAAATCGATGGACGCGACGTGCTGAATAACATTCGAGCCGAGGTCGAGGACGTTGGCGCCAACCTTGACCCGGCTCAGTCCGGCCGGTTGCATGGTGCGGAAATATCCCAAGGCTCCGGTCGGTGCGGTGAAGCGTAAAACGTAGTTACTGCCCGACGCTGCCGGGTAGGTGTTGGTCGAGTACGTCAGCACCCGCGTCCACTCGCCGACCATCAGATTCTTTGTCCATTCCGCGTAGGGCTGTCCGGTCACGCCGTTAGTGGCGATATTAAGTGTGACGGTTGTATTGGTCGCATCCACCTTGGTCACCGCAAAGCTGTTAATATGCAGGCCGGTAGCGTCGGCCGAAAAAGTCAGCAGCGGATAATCGTTTTGCGCGAGCGCAAAATAGTTACTGGCTCCAACCAACTGGCCGCTGCCTGAAATTTCTCCGCAGGAAAGAATCCAGTCTTGCCCGTTGCCGGTTGTCGCAGTCCAGCTTTGGTTCAGCCTCAACTGTGCGCCACGCACGGTCTTAGTATCATCTGCTGCATAGGCTACCAACTTGGAGTCGACGTAGCTCATCGAACCGGCATCACCGGCATCGGCGTACTGCTTGTTGACGACGTCGCTCGGCGTCGTCGGCGGATCAATAATTTTAAGGCCAGACACCGTCTTGACGGTCGAAGCCTCCTCCGCGTCTCCGTAGCCGATAATGGTTACGGCTGAAATGTAAACGCCCGGCGCGCAACCCGGTAGAGTTGAGCCGCCGGTGATTTTCAAAAAGGCATTCGTTCCGGTGTATGGAAAAGAAACGGTATTTGTTCCGGCATATAGGCTGGCTGGCGCCGCCGTTCCGTTGGCATCCGAAAAATAATTAAAGCTGTACGATGAAATTCCGCGCGACTGAACCGGACTTTGCAGATATTCACCTTCCTGCAGAAAGATTGAGCCGTTGGTCAGCAGCGAGCCGGTTGTTGTCCATCCCGTCCAGACGGAATCGTTTGTGATCACGACTTCCGAATTGAGCCGCGCCGCGTTGGTATAGGTCAGTCCGATTTCAGACCAGCTCCCGATTCGTACATCCAGCAGCAGCCCGTCGAGCGGTTCGGTTCCGGAGACAACGCGATCAACCTTTTGGCTGACTGCAGAAGAAGACTGCACCGCCGCGGCCGCCAGAGGCCCGGCAACCGGATCGGTTTCATACGGGTTGCGAACCTCGCCGCCGAACGCCTGCACGGAGAAGAGCAGCGCCAGAACCAAAAAAACAACTGCAAGCCAATCTCTGAGTCTCATTTGATTCTCCTGAAAATAATTCGCCTTTACCAATGGCATCCGCGCAACTCGCTGCTGCCGTCCGGCGAGTTCGCCCGCAGCTCCGCCTGGGGACAGGATTCTCCACCGTCGCTCCAGGATCCGCGCGGCCAGAGCCGCACTCCGCCGGCTCCGCCGCCGATCGTCACGTCCACAACGTTGGTTCCGGCGTTGATCACCACGAATCCATTTCGCGGGCCGGGCGGAACAAACTCCGCCACCAGCGTTCCGTTGGTTACGGCCGCACGTTCGATTACCGGAGCGGTCGCCCCGGATGTTCCGGCCGTGCGCACCAGGTAGAACCGCTGCGCATCCGTCATGAAATAATCGCCGGCCGCATAGGCCGTGCTCTTCGCCCAGGCGGGAACATGGCCAACCGTCAGGTTTCGCTGCGCCAGCACGACGGTGGAGTTCGTTCCGGCCGTCACGCTAAAATCCTGCTGCGCCGATGCGGTCATTGCTGCAGCCACCAACATTCCAATCAGTCCTATGCGTCTCATGTGTTCCCCCTTGATCTACCAGTTTTTAAAATCGCTACGGCCATCTTGAACATACCCATCGCCGCCGGATGCTGGCGGCTTCTGCGCGTCCGGAATGCCGAGGTCCGCCTTGCCTTCGCCGACGCGCTTGAGTAGCGCGACGGAATTGTCCCGGCGCTCTTTAATAAAATCCGAGACGGTGGTTTCGTTGCAGAGCAGATAAGCCGCGATGTCGCATACGGCGTTTTTCAGCACAGCCGGGATCGTTGCCAGCGGCAGCGCGTAGCGGGAATTCAGCAGTACATCCGCCTCGGCGCTGGCATCATCCAGAGCGGCGGCGATCCGCACCGCGTCCGGAGCGTCATTCATTCCGTCATCGTCGGTGTCCAGACCGGCGATCACCAGCAGACGGACTTCCGTCAGCCGGCCGGTCAGATCCTCTAAAGTTGCATACGCCATTTTTTAACCTCAAAACTCCGTTTTTCGCACCTTTGCGAACCAGTCGCACTGCCTTCGGATGGCCGCGACCTCAAATACTGTTTAAAAACGCCAGAACCCTGTTTAAATTCGCGAGCACCCTGGTCGGTCGCGTACTCGGTCGCAAAAGCGTCCGCTCGCCACAGCGCCGATTTAAACCGCCTTCAGTTTTCCGAACTCCGGATGGATTCATTCCGGGGTTCGGAAAACTCCGGGAGCGGGGCATCCCGGCCCCCGGAGTGGCGATTAACCGGTGCGCTTAAGCGCCAGCGCCGGTCGATCCGTAGATCAGCTGCCAGAAGGCATACCCGGCGTTGCCGCGTGCCTCGACGCTGAACTTGTAAACGGCCTGGTCGAATACGCTCGGGCTGTCCGGGCTGTCCTGCGCCACCAGTACCGGGGCTTTACGCTCCTGATAGATGAAAGGCATCAGGGCTTTGGTGCCGTCGATCAGGAACCAGGCGGTGTCGCTGGTGAGCTGCGGCCAGACGACGACTTTGCATGTTCCCTTATAAGGATTGGGCTTGCCGTCTTCGAGGCGGTCGTTGGTCATCAGTACGTTGGCCGTGGCTTCGAGGGCTGGCGGAACCATGAGGATGTTCGGAATGATGTTGAGCGGTCGGCCCTGATCATTCTTGAGTTTCATCATGGCGGTGCGGCCGGCACCAAGACTGGCCTGCGCCAGCGCCAACGTGGCGCAACTGAGAGCCGCGACGCCTTTATTGCTGCCGGTGGTTTTCCCCACCGGGTGGTCGGTGGCGCACATTTTCTTGCCGTCGAAGCAATTCAATGTGAATACGCCGTTCACCAGATCCGCCAGCATTTCATCCGGCCACAAGGCGGCCGCCTGGCTTTCGCCGCGAGCCATCGCCGCGTAGATGCCGGTGTTATCATCTTCGAGGTCGTCGCGCTTGACGCCGATCGTTGACTCGTAAGCCTGGTTGAGGATGGTGTACTTGCCGGCGCTCAGGTTTTTAACAACCTTGTCGCCCAGCCATTTGCGCAGCGAAGGCCAGCCGTCCATAATCCAGCTGTAGTCATTCTGCGATCCGGTCGAAGGAATCTTTGTGGCGAACATCGCCCACATCGGTTTGGCTTCGTCCAGCACTTTATTGAAGGTGGTCTTCATGTTCTTCATGAAGCCCGCGAGATTTTCTCTATTAATAAGCATGTTCGTTTCTCCGTCAGGTTTCTTCCAGCCCCGGACGGCCTCCCTCGGCCGCCCGGAAACCGGAAATCAATTAAGCGATCGCCCGCAGGACCGTGTAGGCCACTTTCGTGGTGCTATCCGTTCCGTTGGCCGACAGCGTCAGATCGATCTGATCGTTGCCGGCGTCGTTCGCGGCCATCACCAGTGTTTCGGTGGCGGCGCGGGCAACAAGCGTTGCAACAACGATGTCGGTGGCCAGCAGGCCGACTACGGCGATGCTGTCGGTTGCGGCTGTTCCGCCAGCCCAGTCGTGGATTCCGGACGCAACCACGATGTGGCTGCTGCCGAGAATCGCGTTCACTTCGGCCGGGGTCAGTGCGCCGAGATTGCCGGACGCTTTGCGGCCGATAATCCGGCTGGCGGCTACTGCCACAGCTGCGGGAGCTGCCGCAAGGGCCGTGTTGTTAGCGATGATGCTGTTGGCCGAGGCTTCTGCCGGGACTTGGAGGTGCGGGGTGATGGACATAACCCATACGCCGTCACTTTCCACGCCGATACATACACCAGCGGGACTGCGCGCCGCCGAGTTGTCGCCCTTGCTGACGGTTTCGTCGTCTTCGATATAAACGACCTTGCCGAGCTCTGCCTGGGTAACAGCATCCGCGACGCTGTTGTTCCACTTGAACGCGGCGTCGATGCGCGCGGTGGCGACCAGAGCGCCCGCCTGTCCGGCGCTGTTGTCGATCGACTCTTCCCAGCGGCCAAGATATTTGAGGTTAAGAGCCTCGCTGCCTTCGGCCCCGTAGCCGGCGGCGTTAATGACGGCCAGTTTACCGGCCTCGACCGCGACAGCGGCCAGTGCAACGGACACCAGCGCTAACGGCTGGCGCATTTCTGTATTTCTTTCTGCCATGATTCGTTCCTTCTGTTTCGAGTTTTTGTTTTCAGCCCTCAGTCATCCGACCTCTGTCCTCTGACTTCCGACCTCCTGTTATTTTCCGTACTTGATGAGATCTTCTGTGCTGTTGCCGAAGACCGTACCGATCGCCT